ATCGCCTGTAGCTCCAGTTGCACCAGTAGCACCGATATCGCCTGTAGCACCAGTAGCTCCAGTTGCACCAGTAGCACCGATATCGCCTGTTGCACCAGTCGCACCAGTTGCACCTGTAGGACCAGTAGGGCCAGTAGATCCAACTGCTGTCGAATCTAAACCTGCAGGTCCTGTTGCACCTGTAGCACCAGTAGGTCCAGTAGAACCTGTAGGGCCAGTAACTGTTGAATCTGCACCAGTAGGACCTGTAGCACCAGTAGGTCCAAGAGCACCAGTAGGGCCAGTCTCTCCTTGAATACCTTGTGGACCTATATCACCTGTTCTTGCAAAAGTAACAATAATGTCTTCATCATTTGAGTATGAAGTTGCAAGACCGCTTACATATGAAACAGGTACTCGGAAGTATCCAGTTTGTTCAGAGATCGTTCCTGTAATTGTGAAAATAGCAAAGTCAGCAGAATCAAGCTTGTTGCTGATCCGCATGTGACCCTTAATAGGATTTGTTGAATCATCGATTGTGCGAAGGAACGCTTGAATATCTGTTGCGCCATCAACTTCATCATCGATGTACATATATGTAGCAGTTTGAATATCTGCTTGGTTAAAACGAAGTTTTCCAGATCCTGGATCTGCTTCTGTTGTTGTAGAGCTAAATGTGTAATCAAAACTTGCTCCACCAAAGTTACCTGCTGGACCTGTCGCACCAGTTGGACCTGTAGGACCTGCACTACCTGTTGCACCAGTTGGACCTTCTACGTTACTTGCCGCACCAGTTGGACCTGTAGGTCCTGTTTCACCAGTATTACCAATTGGACCAGTTGCACCTGTTGCACCTGTTGCACCTGTTGCACCAGCACCAGTAGCACCAGTTGCACCAGTTGGACCTGCACTTCCTGTTGCACCAGTCGGACCTGTTTCACCTGTATTACCTGTAGGTCCTATTGCACCTGTTGCACCAGTAGGACCAGTCGGGCCAGCTACATTGCTTGCAGCACCAGTTGGTCCTGTTTCACCTTGTGCACCAGTTGCACCTGTTGGGCCAATATCACCAGTATTACCAATTGGACCAGTTGCACCTGTTGCACCTGTTGCACCTGTTGCACCAGCTATTCCTGCGCTTCCTGTTGCACCAGTTGGACCTGTTGGTCCAACATCACCAGTAGCACCTGTAGGACCTGTTACGTTAGAGGCAGCACCAGTTGCACCTGTTGCACCCGTTGCTCCTGTAGCACCAGTAGCACCAGTTGGGCCTTGATCACCAACATCACCAGTACGAGCAAAAGTTAAAAGTACGTCATCGTTTGAAGAGAAGGATGTAGCAAGTCCACTTAAATATGTAACTTCTACCTGAAAATATCCACTTGTTTCTGTGTAACCATCAATAGAAAACATTGCAAAATAGTTTGCATCTGTTTTTCTTGCAATTCTAAAATGTCCCTTAAGCTGGCTTGTAGAAGCCATAATTGTGCGAAGAAGATTTTGAATATCAACTGCACCATCTTGCTCATCATCGATGAACATATAAGTTGCTGCTGCAAGATCTAAGTTATTAAACTTTACAACTCCAGAACTTGGATCTGAATCTGTTGTATTTGTACTAAATGTAAAGTCAATAGTGACTCCACCAAATTGACCTGCTGGACCTGTTGCACCAGTTGGTCCAGTTACAGTAGATGCTGCACCAGTGGCTCCTGTAGGACCCGTTGGGCCAACTTCACCTTGTGGACCCGTAACAGTAGAAGCTGCACCTGTTGCACCTGTTGCTCCTGTAGGCCCGACAGCACCAGTTGGTCCAACAGAACCTGTTGCACCTGTTGCACCTGTACTACCTGTAGGACCGCCAGCTGGTCCTGCTGGACCAGTCGGGCCTTGGGGTCCTTGAGAACCAGCTAATCCACGAGGGATATCTGTTCCAAGAGGAGATGTTGTCACTGGCTCAACGGTGTCTAGTTTTGTAATATCTACATCTGTTGAATCTCCTGTTGGGAGATAAAACCTAAAAGAATATGGACGAGCACCCTTAATACGAATTGTTGCTGTGTAGTACCAACCTCTAGGACTTAAATCTAAATCGTCTGTGCATGGGAGATCAATTGTGAACTCTCCAGATGCATCTAAAGTGACTGAAATTGGAGTAGAAAGGATGGTTGCGTCATTGGCATCTTCAATGCGGTGAGATGGGGTAAATACAACTGTTCCAGAAGCAGCGAGCCCATTGCTCTTTAAGTATTGCCCAAAGACCGTTCTCACACTGACATCATTGGGATATGACATATTTGGCGCTCCGTGTCGTGAAAAACTTGAGTAAGAGCTGTACTGGTAACAGCCCTCTGGTCCAAGTTATATTTTACGATAGTTTTTGTACATTGACCTGAAAAAACCAACAATTATCGAGGCAGTTTTACCACGCTAAGGTCTCGCCTTGGATCATACCCGCTACCGATAACCATTGTAAGTAGGCCTGGATGGGCTTCTTTACCTGTTTTATCTCTAAACCAGTCGGAACCGCCGTCCAATGTCGGGGCTTGGACCCAAAAACGAGAACCGTAGTCCATGCATCTAAAATTGTGATAGTGCCCCGAAATCCATAAATCACAACCGCCAATTGGAGTTTGTCCTCCGCTTTGCCCATCTAAATACTTCTCTGTTGCGCTCGATGTGTTACCAGCTTGATGTCCGTGAAATAGTCCAAGCATCACTCCATTTATGTTTACCGCTAAAGTCTGATGACTTTTAGCAGGAAATCGAAACTCTACATGAGCCATATTTGGATTTTCTGCACATATATCTTGCACGGAACTAGCAATTTCTGTATTCCAACCATCTGCTGGATCTGCAACAACTTGTCTAGTTGACTCGTCATGGTTTCCATTTACTACAGGAACAATAAGATTATCGCAGTAGGGACTAAATGCTTTTATTTGAGCTAAAAGCAATCGTCTTGCAACTCTTACCTGCTCTGTAATACCTAAATCAGATGCTGCTTGTCCTTGAAGTTTTCCGTTCTGAGAAACTATTCCTTCAACGTGGTCGCCTGGAAGAGCTAAAACAATTGTTCCAATTTTTCTTCCAATTTTTCTTAGCTCTTTTAATCTTTCTACTGTTATATCTGTGCCACGAAGAGCTCTATCTATAATATCTGCCGTACCACTATCGCCAACTCTTTTACCTATCTGCTGGTCACTAGCAACTACCATATAAGAAAGTTCGCCAGTAATATTTCCAACAGGCTTTGTTGGTTTCCATTTCATCAGCTGATTGCACAAACTCTCTGCATCTGCTTTTAATTCTGACTCTGTTGTACCTATTGGAACTAAAGTTAGTTTAAAAGACTCTAACCATTCTCCATTATAGATTTGCCATTTTCCCTTTTTTAAATTTCTTACTTCCCAATTTGAAGGATCTAAATCTGCTTCTTTTAAAAGCTCTGCTGCATCAGGAATCTCTTTTGCAGCTTTCCTAGGAGTAGAAACAAAATAGCCTCCATCTTGGTCTATCTCCAATCTTGGACGCCAAGCTTCTGGAGTTTGATTAGATCTTGAATCAGAACCTGAGGGGCCTGGTGAAACCATCTCTTCAAGCTTTTTTAACAACTCGGACATTAAGATGCCTCTGTTATTCTATTAGAGCTTTTTCTTAGAAGACCGTCTGCTCCAGTAAAACATCTACACGCTTTAGCTCTATGATGTCTAATAGATGCAAAAGCAATATCGTATCCTTCGCTTATAAGAATTTTGTGGATTTTTGTGTTAGGTATAGTCCCTCTTACAGACTTAGTAGAAAAGATAAGTTCTAAGGCTTGCTTATCTTCTCCTTGTAAACTTTCTAACAAAACTGCTACTCCACATGGAAGTCCTGGTCCAGTACGGGTTGCTTCTTTAAGTTTTTCTGCAAGGCTCACGATAGTTACCCCTTCGGTTTGCTGTATAGATAACCCTAAAGTAAAACTTAACTTAACAGGTAATCTTGCAGTAAACCCTACCACTAAAACATAAAAAAATAATTACAAGATAGTTGGGCGTGTCGTCTTTAGAAAAAGTGTTTTAAAATTCTATAATTAAGAAGCTTTTCTAACTCTTGTCTTTTTTGGCTTTTCTATTGTTGCAATAAGTAAGTCTTTTATAATACCCATTTCGGCTTTAATCTCTGTCTGGCAACTTGCAATTGCATTTACTTGATCCTTAAGTGAGTCTCCACCATTTTCCCATAACTGATGTTCGACCCTTGACATTCGATCTGAAAGTGTCTTACCCTGAGCATCTACGCCTATTGCTTGATCTACCCTTTTAGCAATTTTATATATACTAAACATAAAAGCGCCTACACCAGTAATAGTGCCAATAACTAGCAGCACTGTAGACATGATTGACATATCAGACACTCTTATCTCCAACCAATAAATTATTTGCTTATGTCGACTATCTCTAATTATAAGCCCTTTGAAGCGCCTTGACTAATCTGGCTAAAGACAGGGTATAGTTAGGGGACACGCCAAAATACAAAATCTAGGGTCCTTTCTTTTGACTGACTCTCTTGATAAGGTATCTCAAAATTAGAAGGGAGCGATTTAGTGACGACTGGATCAGAACGATTCCGAAAAGCAGTTCATTGGTATTCATCTCAAGGGTGGCAAATTCTTCCATGTAACGGAATTGTAGAAGGTCGTTGTACATGTGGACAAAAACATGAAGAGTCAAAAGATATTGGAAAACATCCAGCTATTAATGCATGGAATAGGGAATCGACTTCTGATTTAGCAAAACTAAATTCTTGGTGGGAAATTAATCCAGAGTACAACATTGGTGTTAACTGTAAAACGTCTGGATTTTTTGTAATTGATATTGACCCGCGCTCTGGTGGAGAAGAGTCGTTTGAGAAGTTTGAAGCTTTTGTTGAAGGAGCTCTTCCTCCAACTGTTGAAGCAACCACAGGTAAATATGAAATTAATGGAAAAATAATTTATGGTCGTCATCTTTACTATAAATGCGATATAAATGAAGATTTAATTGGAAATCTCACAAAGCTTGGGTTTAAAGGAATTGACATTAAGCACAACGGTTATGTGCTTATTGCTCCTTCTCGACATATCTCTGGTGTTACATACGAATGGGTTGAAGGAAAAGAACCTTGGAATACTGAAATAGCACAGGCTCCAGAAGAACTGCTACAAGCTCTTCGTAAAAGACAAAAATATACAAGTGGTGATACCTCATATGAATCTGCTGATTGGGATTCAGTCAAAGGTATGGGATTAGATATTGACAAAATTTTAGACGAAGGTTTGGTAGAAGGCGAAAGAGCAGTAATGCTTCATAAGCTTGCTTGCGCTCTTGCTAATAAGTTTGGTACAAAAACAGAAGCTGAAAGACTTGCTGTTGAAACTTTAATGATTAGATTTAATGCAGAAAAAGTTAGACCTCCTATGCCTCTTGAAGGACAAAATGGTCTTTTGATGCATACAAGGCGTGCTATTAAATTTGTTTCAGAAAATCCAATTATTGATAAAATTTGGCCAGGTGCTTCTCAATACGCACAAAACATGATTAATGACACGCAAAAAACACAGGAAAAGACTCAAAGTGTAAAACCGATGGTTGGTGTAGTTCAGCCTCCTAATAACTTTAATGATTACACTTTGCCTGGAACTATTGGTGGAAACATCTCTGAAAACATAGATAACGGGATGTCTTTAGATGAGGCATCTTCAAATACCACTATGGGGTCTGTGTATGACCAAGATGCTATTAGGGAAGAGGATAGAGGGCCTGACTGGAAAGCACGGTCACTGTCAGATACTGGTAATGGTCGTCGTCTTATTGACGCTTTTGGTACAGCTCTTAGATACACGCCTGGACTAGGATGGTTTACATGGAGTAATGGTTTTTGGAAGCCAGATAAAGAGTCTTTAGAGATTCAAGAAATTTCTAAAAAACTAGGATCTTTAATTGCATCTGAAACCAATCGTTACAAAGAAGCAGACGAGCAGACAAAAGTTATTCAATGGGCTGCACAGGCAAAATCTGAAGCTAGATTAAAATCTGCAATTAGTAATGCAAATTCTGATCCACGAATTAGAGTTGATGTAGAGAAATGGGATCAGGACCCGTATCTCATTGGCGTGACAAACGGTGTTGTTGATCTTAGAACAGGTGAATTAATACAAGGTCAACCAGATCTCTACATCACCAAACGTGCTCCTGTTGCATACACTCGAGGAATGACCAACATGCGTTGGCAACAATTCCTTGACTTTGCAACTGACGGAGATAAAGAATTCCAAGATTGGATTCAACGTGCTGCAGGTTACTCATTAACTGGTTTAAGTCGTTACGACATTCTATTTTTAGTTTATGGACCTGCTGGTTCTGGTAAGAACACTTTAGTTGAGGCAATTGTTAAATGTTTAGGAAGTAGTCAATACGCATTTCCGCTTGACTCAAGTGTTTTGGCAATGGATGGCGGTTCATCAAGAAGCACTGATCTTTATCACTGGGCCGAAATGCGTGGACGCAGAATGGTATGGGTTGATGAGCTTCCAGACAATGAGCGTATTAAAGAAAACTCTGTGAAAAAATTAACTGGTTCTTCTGAAATCTCTGCTCGTTCACCAGGAGAAAAACCATTTACGTTCCAATCACAAGCGAAGCTTTGGATTACAACCAACCACCGTCCGATTATTACTGACGACGCTATGTGGCGTCGTATTCGTCCTATTCCTATGATTAAAACTCCTGAAAAAGCAGATCCTGGATTAAAAGAATATATCTTTGACCCAGATGGCGCCCTACCAGCCGTTCTATCTTGGGCAGTTGAAGGTGCAATTAAAGTGCTCGGAAGTGCAAATAGAGATGGTCTTGGTTGGTGCAAGGTTGTCTCAGATGCTGCTGACATGTATCGAAAGAATGAGGACCGACTTGCTTTGTTCCTTGAAGAAGAAACACTTCGATCTGAAGGTGCAAGTATTACTGTTAAGCAGTTGTTCCTTGTATACCGAACATGGAGCGAGGATCGTGGAGAACGCCCAATGACTCAGATTGCTTTTGATCGTAAGATGCGTGAGCGTAATCTTAAAATTGAAGGCAGTGGAGCTAAAGCAACTGTTTTTGGTATTCAGATGGCTCCTAGACCTGTCCCTATTGGTGGGGATTCTGACTGGAGCCTTCTAACTAGAACAGCTAGAAACTTATAATCACCTGCATAAAATTACGCTACCTTAGACGGTATGTATGAATATCGTGTAAAAAAGGTAACGGGTGTTGTCGATGGCGACACTATTGATGTAGAGCTTGATCTTGGTTTTAACATTTCTTACTCTCAAAGAGTTCGTCTTGCTGGAATTGACACTCCAGAGTCACGAACAAAGGATAAGGTGGAAAAAGCTCTTGGCCTTGAATCTAAGCAGCGTCTTAAGGATGTGCTTGCTAAAGCCGAGCTAATTGTTATTAGAACAGAACTTCCAGATAGCTCGGAAAAGTACGGCAGAATCCTTGGTTGGATTTTTATAGATGGGGCAGAAAAATCAATCAATGAAGCTCTTGTTGCCGATGGCTATGCTTGGGGATATCTAGGAGATACAAAAGTTAAAAACTTTGAAGAGCTTGCTGCAAAAAGAAAAGCTTCTAACGCGGGTTAAAAATCCTAGCTCCACCTCCGCCACTTCTAAATGGCGGTAATCGTCTTGCCGATGGTGACTTTGCGGTGATGCGGCCTCCAACAAAACCTTCAGGTGGTTTAACCATAAGTGCGGTAAGTGCGTGTACTAATGCATCCACACGGTCTGGAGATTTTCCTTCTCCTGGAATCCACTGTGTCATTTGCGTTTCAAGATCTGCTAAATAACCAAGATGATGAACTCTTCCTTGTTCGTACGCTAAAACTGTAGGCTCAGCACGCAAAGCCTTACCATGCTTAGAATGTACTTCTAAAACCTTAACATTAGGGTCAATTGCATTGATTGCGTTTCTAACCAAAGCTCCACCTTGGTTTACTTCAGCTACAACAGGTGCACCCCATCTGCGAGCCATCTCAACTACTTTGTTTGCCCAAAGCTCTGGTGAACCATGAACTGTTGCATCTTCAAGTACCCAAGCGTGGCGCTTATATAAATCTCTATCTGCGGTTGATGCACAAACAATAATTCCACATGCATCTCGTGGATTTTCTGCAACAGATGGATCAACTCCAATAATTCGTAAAGGAGTAGATGGAGGGAGAACTCCGTGACGAGAAGCTTCAATCATTTCAATAGTCCACAAAGCACCTTCAACATCAGAAAGCATTTCACCATAAAGTTCCTGCTGAGCTAATCTAGTTCCTTCGTATACTCCAACAATTGTGTCAAGGTAGGCTTCACTTAGGTTTCCTCTATTATCTAGAGTAGATCCTCTAGTTACAACTACTTTTTTTCCTTTATCTGCTTCTGCTAAAAGTTGATATAAAAGTGGAACACGCTTAGGAGTTGTTGTAATCATTATCTGTGGATTAGCTCCAAGACGAGTACCTACACGCAAGTTATCAAATGCAGTCATACCTGCGGCATCTGGAGTTTGTCTCCATGCGGCTACCTCATCGCCCCACGCATGAGTGAACTGCGGACCACGAAGTGAGTCTGGTTCGTCTGCGGTAAAACAAGTTGCGGTATTTCCATTAGGCCAAGTTAGTCGGCGCTTTGATGGTTCATAAAGTGGACGCTCACTTGGTGGCGTCACATTCATAATTCCTGATTCACCTTCAACAATAACGTCACGCACATCTGCTGCAGTACGAGCAACAAGTGCAAAACGACGTTGACCAGTGTTTGTATATTTTGCTTGTTCTCTTACCCATTCAGCCGCGGCGCGAGTTTTTCCCGCACCGCGACCTGCAAGGTAAATCCAAATATTCCAATTGCCTTCAGGCGCAAGTTGCTCTGGTCTACCCCAAAGACTCCATTGCCAGTTAACAATTTCAGGATCTAGTTTGGCTAGAGCTTCTTGTTTTAAATCTGGAGGCAGCTTTACAATCCGCTCCATCATGCTCTCGCCCATTAGACCCTACTTTGTTCGTTGAAGACTTCTCTGTACTCCATAGTATAGAGGTGCAGCCGAACTTAGACCCATTGCTTTTGCAAGATTTGAAAGAGAAATTCCTGCTTGATATTCCTTAGCAAGCTGGTCGTGATAATCATCAACGCTCTTTTCCTTAGCCTTTAAGACTCTAGTAGCTGAGCGTTCTACATCTTCTTTGCTAGCACGAACTTTTGGCTTAATTGTGGCAACTGTAACGTCGTCCATAACTACTCGACGACGCACACCTGCGTAAGCAACGTGTAATGCTTTTGCTAGTTGTGGAAGGCTTCCCCCACGCTTATGGAACTCAATAAGCAGTCGTGTGTACTCACGACTAGCATCGTGAGCAGGTGTTGTTTGGTTTCTTGATCCAAAAGCTTTTTTAGCCAATGGCAAGATTGGTTGAATCTTTGTTTTATATTCTTGAACTAATTCAGCATTCATTATGTCTCCGTTATGTCTCTGGCGTGTGTCAAAGTCTATTCTATACATCCATCATAAATAAAGCAAATCGCAGGGCTTTCCTGACTTTATTCATAAACCTTTCTATTCCAACCAAACTTTTTATAGTAACCAGAAGCTACGGATTTAGATTTTTTATAAAATATATCTGCTTTTTTTGCTGATTCCATATTTCTCTCTGAAGCCCATGATTCTCTTTTAAATGGAATAACTTGAAATAAAGGAGTTCCTTTAGGGATAATACCTTCAAAATCTTTTTTTAAGAAAAAAGGAAGACTACCACCAGCCATTGGCATAGTATCTGTATCAACAACTCCAGTCATTGTAGTAAAAGGAAGGTCGTATCTATTAAAAGGATGCGTAATAATTACGCTGTATCCTGGTGGAGTTTCCATGGAAACATCAACTGTCCATATAAAATGGCTATCCCAGTGGCCAGCTGGCGTTGGTAAGGTTTTTGCTGCAGCTTTGTCTCTATTTTTCATAACAGATGGTTCTGCCATCCAGTACAACTCGACTGATTCTTCTCCATTTTCATCGATAACTCTGGCAATTTCTATGTCTTGCCATAACTCTACAACATATCCTGTTGTAAACGCATCGAGTGTTGGCAAACAAATTTTCATTGTCCCGTTGTTGCCACCTTTAAGACTAGGCTTTCCTGTTGTAAACCTTTCCATGTCTTTATACCACTGGGGTATATAATTTTTTGCTGGCCTAGGAATATCAATCCAGCTGTTTTCTTCCTTAGATCCAAACTTAATAATTCTTTTTTTCACCGTATACTCCTAGGGTCTTAGGTATGAACCTAAGACTATCCTATGGAGTTACTAATTACTACTCATCATCTCTGGAGTTTCGGATTGGGTATGTAGCCCACCAAACCACCATAGAAAAGACGATAGCCCAGCCTACGACAGTCTTTGCAGACCCGTCAAGGACTAGCCAAGCAATAAACATGCCTAGCAGGGTCCAGACCTGATCCAAGACATCTCTTAGGAAGTCTTTCATTCTTTGCTCCTTCTTCTTAGTGCTCTGACTCTTCTAGAACCTCTAGATGATGTAGCTGCGCTTGCTGTTTGGGCTGCTGTTTGGGCTGCAGCTGCTGCAGCTCCTAAAGCAGTTTGAACCGCTTGTCCAACCACAACAACTGTAAGAACCATCTTTTCTGCTTCTTCACGTTCTGCAGGACTCATATCGGCTCCAAGACTTGCAAGAGCTAGTAGAGCTTGTCCTGGATCTGAAAATATCGCAGAGACTAATTCAGTTGGGTCAGAGAACAATTCTAGCGCTGCTGCAACTTCCGCAGTTATAACTACAGGGTTGCCACTTTCGTCTGTACGAACATCTACTGGAGTCTCTGGAGGCAAATCTTCGTATGTAAGACCAGCTTCTTTCATTGCTTCACCAGAAACAACTCCATCTACAGCTGCTTCAATAAGTGCCCCAGCAATGACTTCTTTTTCTTCCTCAGTAATTACACCGTCTGCTTGAGCATCTTCAACTGCAGATTCAACTGCTTCTTCTGCAGTATCATTATCAGATGGCTCTTCTTCGGAAACTTCAGGTTCAGGTTCAGTCTCTGGCTCTGGTTCGACTTCGGGTTCAGGCTCTACCTCTGGTTCTGATTCTACTTCTGGCTCAGGCTCTGGCTCAGGCTCAGGTTCTGGTTCTGGCTCAGGCTCTGGCTCAGGTTCTGGTTCAGGTTCTGGCTGTGGTTCTGGTTCTGGCTCTGGGGTTGGCTCTGGTTCGGGTTGTGGTTCGGGTTCTGGAGTAGGTTCTGGTTGTGGCTCAGGATCGGGAGAAGGTGTCGGAGTTGGTTCTGGCTGAGGAGTTGGTTGAGGTTCTGGAGCCGGGGTGGGATCAGAAACAAAAAGCTGAGTAGCAACTACATCTGAATACTTAGCAAGTGAATCATTATCTGAACGAACACTAATTTGATAGGTAGCATCAAAGCCACCAGTGCTTTCAAACAAAGATGCTGAAAGAACAATGCTTGTATTAAGAGCATTGGCATCCCCTGCATTACCAGTTGCAACTCCCCATCCGCTATCTCCAACAGACCATGAGATTGCATAGCGCTCTGGAGAAATTACGCCAGGTGGTGGTGGGTCCCAAGAAACTTGGATGTCACCATTTTCTAACTGTGCAACAACAATATTCGTTGGTGCCCCTATTGGACTTTGAAGAATAACTTCTTGCTCTACAACTGTTTGTGCAGTTTGTAC